CCATTGCCCAGGTGTTTGATAAACTTAAACTTCCGTACGATCGAACTTTAAAAACACAAGCCCCATCGTTTACAAAGAATTTTTTACAGAATCACCCCCACCCACTAGTGAAACAAATTGCCCAGGCTCGTGAAATTAACAAGGCCCATACCACATTCATAGATACTATATTAAAGCACGCACACAAGGGAAGAATATTTGCTGAAATAAATCAGCTTCGTGGAGATAATGGAGGAACCGTAACCGGAAGATTCAGTTATTCTAATCCAAACCTTCAGCAGATTCCTGCACGGAACAAGGATCTTGGACCACGGATCAGGCGTCTATTTATGCCTGAGGAAGGCCATAGATGGGGTTGTTTTGACTATAATCAACAGGAGCCTAGGTTGGTGGTGCATTATTCAACTTTGCAGAATTTATACGGTGTAGGAGATGTTTTAGATGCCTATAAAGAAGGTAATGCAGATTTCCATGCCATTGTAGCTGATATGGCGGGCATACCAAGAAAACAAGCGAAGACTATAAATCTAGGTTTATTTTATGGAATGGGTAAAAATAAATTACAAGCAGAACTTGGTGTTAATAAAGAAAGGGCTGAAGAATTATTTAAACAGTATCATGGTAAAGTTCCATTTGTAAAACAATTAATGGATTCTGTTATGAAACGTGCACAGGACTCTGGAAAAATTAGAACTTTACTTGGAAGACTTTGTAGATTTCATCTGTGGGAACCTAATCAATTTGGAATTCATAAATCCTTGCCGCATGAAGAAGCACTCAGGGAACACGGACCGGGGATTCGTAGAGCATACACTTACAAAGCACTTAATAAATTAATCCAAGGATCAGCCGCTGATATGACCAAAAAGGCAATGATAGAACTATATAAAGAAAAAATTATTCCACATATTCAAGTACATGATGAGTTGGATATATCTGTAAAAGATGATAAAGAAGCTAAAAAAATAGTTAAAATTATGGAATCCGCTGTTGAATTAGAAGTGCCTAATAAAGTGGACTATGAATCCGGTGAAAATTGGGGTAAAATAAAATAGGAGGAAATGTGAATAAAATTATAGATGAAATGAGACATCTATGGAGCTATCATACGTTTAAGATTATAATTAGTATAGCAATCATTAGTGTATTATTGGTAATATTAAAATAATAGGAGGAAACTATGGAAAAAGTTAAACAAGTTTGGAAATGGGCAAAAGCTCATCCACAGACATCTATCATTATAGTGATAGTAGTCATTGCCATTTATTTTTTAGCAACCTAAGAATTTTATGAGAGATGGCTTACCTAAACGCAAACATTCCTGTGACTTACGCACAGATCAGGAGAGAATATCTCTATGACCTTAAAGCCCACCATGGAGAGGTGGAGGATTGTATTATATTTGGGTTGGCATCGATTACGGGACGTCCTATACTCTTTCACGCTATTATGGAAAATGGTGCGGTCTTTTATCGCTTACCTATCTCCGCGTTCATTCAAAGAGGATTTACAGCAGATCAAGTTCCTAGAATGCGACTTGATGAGCTGGAGCTATGGAATTGCTTTAGTTACTATCCTGCTGTTTCTTCTTATGATATCTTAGATGGACAATCCGGCAAATATATAGGAAAAGATAAAAAATGGTACTCAGGTGCCTATCTTTTTACTGTTGACTGGGCGCATCCAGAGAGTAATATAGTAGATACGGATCATTCCGAAATTCCGCACGAACATAAGTGCGCACATATATTGGCATTAGACAATGGCAATTATGCGGCTCAGCCAAATAACCGATTAATCTGGAGTATCCCTTCATTTACAGTGAGGGATGAAATTCCATTTGACTGGAAAGTACAAACCAGTGAATGGAACGTAGAAGATAGTCGAAAATGGAAAACAGAAGATACTGACAAGTTCTTCTATAATATTG